CCTTGCCCGTCAGGCCGCGCGAGTGGCTTAATCAGGGGGTACGGAGGCGCGTCGACCAGACCTTCGCGTTGCCGGTGATGCCCGAGTTGTAGTCAGCCGAGATGGTCATCTCGTAGCCGATCGGCTCTTGGTTCGCGTACACGCGGTCGCCGACCTCGAACACGACGCCGTCGGGGATGTAGATGCGCTCCAGCTCGGCACCATCCACGACGTCGATCACCCACGAGTAGTGGGTGCGGGTCGCAGTCGAGTTGAGGGTGTAGGAGCCCTCCGTGGCGGTCTGGGTGACGGTAGCGCCGGCCCACGACTCCACGACGGTCTTGTTGGTCTCCAGCGCCACGAACGAGAACGTGGCGGGGTCCTCCGACGGGGAGCGGAGGATGCGGATCGTGGCACCGTTCTGCCACGCCTTGATCGGGGTCGAGTCACCCGACGCGGGGATGGACTGGGTGACGCCGTCCTCGCCGATGTAGCCGAGGTCGATGAAGGCCGCGTCGAGGGCGGTGGCCTGCGAGGTGGGTGCCGTGGTTGCGAGGGGTGCCCGGAAAATCTGCCCGGTGACCGCCACGCCGACCTTTGTCTGGTCGTTCGCCATGTGATTCTCCTTGGTGGTGTGCGGTCAGTGCCGCGGGTGTGGTGCCTGCGCGGGCGGCGGGTGGTGGTGGGTGCTACTTGTCCGAGGCCGGAGCCTTGGCGGTCGGGGCGGTCTCCCAGCCCTGCGACTCGTACATGGCGACAGCAGACGCGTCGACCTCGATGGTCTGGTCGCTGTCGGGGTGGGTCATCTTGTAAGCCATGACTGCTCCTAGAGGACTGCGGCTCGGTGGGTGGCGGTGATCAGGGACAACCGGCGCGGCTGCCCAGATGGGTCGGGCACGTCATTGGGGCCGGACTCGTGGGTGACGCGCACGCAGCCGTTGGTCCCGGGCGCGTCCATGGCGAGCGCGATGATGAGACGCGACAGATCGGAGGCGTACTTCTGCCCCATCGCCGAGTCGTCGTGCCAAACGTCAAAGGAGATGCGCGGACGGTCAAAGACGCCTGTGACGTTGCCGCCATCTCGGCGCACTACCACTAGGCGAGAGGGGCGCGGATTGGGGACGCGGCGCTCAACCTTGACGTTCTGCGCGTAGGTCTCGCCGCGGCCGAGAAGACGGCTCTTGAGGTAGACCATCCACCACTCTTCGGCGTCAACCGGGAGAGCGGCGAGGGGCTGCATCGTCATAGCGACCTCGCCATCGTCCCGGTGTTCGCCTCGACGACCATCGCGTAGGGCACGTCAGCGACCACGCGCTTGACCATGCGGTCCGTGTGGTCGGTCTCTACGTGGATGCTGTCCCGGTACGCACCCGAGGCAACCGGGGCGTTCGCTCGAGCACGCTCGGCGCGGGTCTCGGCCTCAGCCTGGAGCATCGCGTCGACACCACCGCCGCCATCGAGGTAGGACTGGATGCCCGCCGAGTTGAGCTTGATGCGAGTCGATGCCACTAGCCCTCCCGGATCTTGACGCGGACCAACGTTCCCGGCTCCCAGCCCGTGAAGGGGCTCTTGAAAGCGAAGGGGTGGCCGTCGACCTCACACGTCAGGCCGCGGACCACAACACGGTCGGCGTGCGTGACGCCGGGGTCGTGGTCGAAGATCAGATCAAAGTCAGAGTCGATGGCGTCACGAGCAACCTGTGTCGGCTCCGTGCTGCCACCAGGGGCGACCGCACAAGCCTCATCGCGGCTCGTCGACGAGGCCCAGTCCGTCACCGTCTCGCCCGAGTAGGGGTCGGTGACGGTGCCAGGAGACAGGATCGTCACCGGCTCGGGGTAGGCGAACATCAGGACGACTCGAAGAGCGGGAAGCCAGCGATGTCAACGCCACAGTCGCAGTAGAGTGCGCCGAAGTTGACCGAGCAGGTGGCAGCGTGGGCGACGCCATAGGAGCCGGCCGTCTCAACCGAGAATGCCTCGCGCCCGCCCTCGGTGATGTCGCGGCAGATGTCTTGCAGGGCGGTGATCTCGGACGGCCACAGGTTGTATCCGCCCTTCTGGCGGGTGTCCGTGGTCGCGGAGAAGATGCCCGCGGTCTGCTGCTGGAAGGCGCCCGACCCCGACTCGGCCCACCGCTTGATGGCGCCGATCAGGATCAGCATCGCCTCGGCGAGCTGGTCAGCGGTCGGGGCGGGCTGGTCAACGACCGTTCCATCCCAGGTCAGGCAGGGGGCGACCCGCGACGCTTTCGCGTTCGCGCCGGCCACCATCGCATCGACGAGCTCGGCCGTCTGGATCGCAGTCGGCAGATCGGACACGGTGATGATCGCGGCCATGCGGGTCACCCCCTCCTGAGTTACTTGCTGGACTTGCTGGACGCCGACTTCTTGGCCGGCGCCTTCTTCTCGGTCTCCTCGACCGGCTTGTAGCCGACCACGCGGGCCGCCTCAGCCGAGGTCTCGACGACCACGCCTCGTGGCGTCACGTAGCGACCCATCACGGAGTCGCGACGGCGTCCACAGCGGCGAACGCGTCGAGGTCGAAGATGGCGACGTAGATGACGCCCTCAGCGCGGTAGGCGACCTGGTTGTTGCCCTTGAGGTCACCCTGGCCGTCCGGGTCACCGAACTCGATGACCTCGACCGGGATGCGGCGCTGGAAGCCCCACTTGACCTGGGTGTAGTCGCCGGCCAGCACGCGGAGGTCCGTGTCCGCGGCCTCGGGGCGACCCGAGACGGTAGAGGACGACGCCACAGTGAGGCCCTTGAAGTTGGACACCCCCGCGCCGAAGCCCATGCCCGGGTTGCGCTCGCGGCCGTCCGAGTAGGTCTCAGTCGCGAGCTGGAAGCCGAAGCCCCCGTCGAGCGCGAGGCCGGTCGGCAGGTAGGACCCGCCCATGATGGAGCCGACGGCAGCCACCACGTCGTCGGTCGGCGAGGCGCTGACCGTGGCGCGGTTGGTCGTCTGGTTGAGGAACGACGTCACCGAGGCGGCCGAAAGGCCGGTGATGGGGTTAATGCCGTGGATGCCGATCAGGTCGACGGCGCGGGCCATCGACTCGCCGAGGGCGTCCACGAGGTCGTCGACGACCTGGATCTTGCCGTCCTCGTCGGCCCACTTGACCTCGTCCGTCATGCGGATCGTGGTCTGGAACTTGATCGGGGAGGCCGTGACGGGCGCCCAGGCGGCCTCGTCGGAGGTCTTGGCCGCACCCTCAGCGACGATCTGCGCCCGCGGCTTGCGGGACATCTTGACGGCCTGCACGTTGCCGTACAGGGTCGGGCGCTCGGGGGACAGCGCGGCGAGAACCGACTGGTTCTGGACACGCTCAGTGATCCGACCGAGGTCGGTGGCGGGAACGGTGAAATCCCCGGTGGTCAGGGTGACCTGAGCCATGAGCTTCTCCTTTGGAAGATGAGTGGTCAGCCCTGGTGTTGGCCGGTGAGGAAGTCCGCAAATGCGGCCCGCTCATCTGCCTTGGGCTGGGGGGTCTTGCCCTCGCCGGGAACGACGTGGGTCTTCTTCTGCTTGTCCGAGTGGCCGACGAGTCGGGTGACCTGCTTGAGCAGCAGTTCGGGGTCGTTGGCGGTCAGGAACAGCTCGGCGTCGTCCTTGTCGATCTCGTGAAGGGCGACAAGGTGCTGACGGAGAGCGTCGGCGACCTTCGCGGGCACGGATGCCACTTCGGCCTCAGCCTTGGCGATGCGATCCGCTGCCTTCTCTGTCTCTGACCTCTGTGCGTCCTCAATCTCGTCGAGGCGTGCCGCTCGAGCCTTGAGGTCTTTGATGGCCTTCTTCTGCTCTGCCAGCGTCTTCACCAGTGGGTGATCTTCTGGCAGTTGCGTCGGCTGCTCCGTTGCCGTTTCGGCTGCCGGGGTAGTCGTCTCAGCGGTTTCGGACATGCTGTGTGCTCCCGTTTCGGGTTGTCCCCCGGCCGTTTCGGTCTGGGGTGGTCTATGTCGCCGGTCAGTCGAAGACCGGCTCGGTGGTGCACTGGCACCAGTCGTGGGCGTCGAAGTCGTAGCCCTCGATCGTGCGGACCTCGCCGTCGAGGTACTGGTCGCACCAGCCCGACTTGCAATTGCCCTGTCCGACCCGGACCCACCCTTGGGCGGCACGGTCGGATACAGAGTTGTTGGCTACCGTCAGCCGCACGTGGTCAGCGATCCGCCGCTGCACCCCGCCGAGAATCAGCGTCTTTAGGGCAGTGTCGTCGGTCGCGTCCTTGAGTGCAGACCCGATCAGGGCGTGCGCCCCTCGATCATCGGCCGCCAGCGGCTCAGCAAAGTAGTTGCCGCGGGCTCCGGCCTTCTCGCGCTGCTGGTCGTACCACTCGGCAGCCAGCGACCCGCCTACCGAGCCATACTCGCGCACAATCGCTGGGAGCAGATCATGCAACGCCTCGTCCGCACTGGCACCATCCGAGACAAGACGCCACAAGCGACTCAGATCGTGGTCGGCTAGGCGGACGATCGCCGCCGTCTCAGACCGCAGGGTCGGCATCGGCGACAGGCGGTACGGCCCTCAGTCGATCAAGGACGGACGAACCCTGCGAGCGGCGCTTCTCTGCCATCACGCGGCGGATCTGCTGCTCGTCAAGACCAAGAAGTTCGAGCTCGACCTCAGATGTGGCCGCGGCAATCAGCGGGACGATCTTTGAGCCGGCATCAGCCTGCGCGGACGGCGAGACGTAGCGACGATCGCGCCACTTCGGCTCAATCGACAGCCACTCGTCGGGGATCTCGTCGAGATCGTTCCGAATCGCCAGGGCGCGGAGGTGTGCGCGCTTGACGGCCGGCGACCAGTCCTCGACAGCACCATCAGCCTCGGCGATGAGCTCGTACTGCGAGGCGTCGTAGGAGTCGGCCGAGGTCGGGTTGGCAAAGTCGGTGATCGCGAGCGCCGAGTCAGGCAGTGAGGACTCGCGGGCAAACAGCTTGGCGAGCGTGTTGAGTTGCGCCAGGTTGGGCGTCGGAGCGGAGGCCGGAAACTGCTTGATGTCCGCCCGGTCAAGGTTGTTGTCGCGCGCGTTCGGGTCATTGACTGGCAGGTCAGGGATACCGCGGATCTTGCCCAGCGCGGCAGTCATGGCGGCGATATTGGCGCCATTCTCGCCCTTGACGTCCTTTGCGAGCGCACCGAGGAGCCAGAAGTCCGGGTAGGAGAACACATCCATGTGGCCCTCGAGCCGGATCAGAGCCCGAACGGCCTGCTTCTGTAGGCCAATGAGGGGGCGAGAGATGCGCGAGGAGCCCATCGAGCGCCCGACGCGCGGCTTGTAGACCATGACCTCGACAGGAACACCCCACGGGTGGCCCTGTCGCTCGACGGTCCACGAGACGCCGGCCTTCTTGCCTGTGACAGTCACGTTGTCGAGGTATAGGGCGAACTCGGTGATCCGCCCCTCGTTGTCCCGATCGAGGACGGAGAGCAGGTTGTCCATTCGGCGGCGGCGCGGGTTCCACTCGCCGGTCGCATTGAGGGCGTCGCGGACGTGGACCAAGGACTTCGGCTCACCCTCGGCGCCCGTAGTGTTCACAAGGAACGCGGGGCCGTGGATCAACGACGAGATCTTGGCGGAGTTGATCTCCGAGCGCAGGTTGTTGTCGTCCCACACTTGCCGCGAACCCAGGTCGTCGAGGTCACCATCGGCCCACACGAACCGCTCAAGGGTGCAGCGTCTGCCAAGACTGTCAACGGCCTTGCTCGTCCAGCCGAGCACGATGCCCATGCGGAAGTATTCCTGCGGGATCGTGTCGCCGATGCGGCGTGCGACCTCTTGGTTGTCGTACAGGCGCTGTCGCAACAGGTTCCGAGGCGTCTTTGCTGCGAGCTGCCCCACAAGCAGGTTTAGAGTGCGCTGCTCGTCGTCGGTCAGGCCGGGGACGGTCAGGGAGTCGAATCGGCTCACGCCTGCACCGCCTCTCATCTCGTAGCACTCGCTCGGCCCGATCGGGCGGGGGTGGAGTTGGTGGGCTTCTCGTTGATCGTCGCCGCGACACGGGCCAATGTGACGGCCACGAGCGGGGCGATGTTCACGGACGGGTCCTTGCGGTCGTACCCCCAGCCGCCAGCCGTGCCGATCGCGCGCTTGCGGGCGCCCTCGCGGGCCTTGTTCACCGACTCCTGATCCGCGTGCGTCAGGCGGCCGGCCTCGACGTCCGAGGCGACCAGACCGCAACCGCGGGCCATGTCGTTCTCGTTGCCCGTCAGCACCTTCACCTTGCGGGCGCGGAGGGCAGGGATCATGGACGAGGCGGGCGACTTCGCATCGATCATCACGGGGATGCGGCGCCCGGCACGAGCTGCGACCCACTCGACAGCGGCCGGCTCGTCGATGTGCGCCCAGACCTCCTCGACGTGAGCCGAGGTGTCCTCGAGCCAGCACGCGCCGACGCTGATCTCGCGGGCGTGGGACATGTCGACGGCGAGGGCGGCGGGCTTGGTGCCATCGGTCGGGCCGACGTCCACAGCCTCGCGCCACAGGGGGCCGTTGATCGGCGAGAACTGCTTGGTGAGCTCATCCCACACGCCCAGCGCCTCACGCCGCCACGAGTCCGGGTTCTTGAGCTTCTTGCGAAGGCGCAGCATGGCGCGCTCCGACGTGCGATTCGGAAAGGACGGGTTCGCCTTGCGCCACTGGTCACGGTCCATCGGATCGGCGTCGCGGTCCGCGGAGAACTCGATGTAGAGCGTGCCGTCCGAGTCTCCGTCGAGAGCTTCTTGACGAAGCAGGGTGAACCATTCGCCCTTGTCCTGCGGTCGGGGCGGTGTGCCCATCACGAAACACAGCGGGTTGGTCGCGACATTCTGCGCGGCGCCCAGGTTCTCCAGTGCGTTGTTCGACAGGTGCTGGCCCTCGTCGAACACGATCACGTCAACGTCGGTACGGCCACGGCCGAACCCTGACTCGCGGGCTCCGAACTCGATCGACGATCCGTTGTTGAAGATGATCGCCTCGTCGCCCTTGCCCTGTGGCGTCCGGGCGATGTGCGGCTTGACGCGCGGGGAAGATGCGAGCTCGAGGAACTTCGTGAAGGTCTCGAGCGCCGTGTCCTTGACCTGCGCCGTCCAGATGACCCGGAGTCCCGGCTTCATCAGGCACAGGGCGAAGATGATGCAGCCGATCAGGTACGTCTTGCCGACCTGACGGGGAATCGAGAACACGGTCGTGTCGGCCGCGTACTCGCCGTCCGCCCTGAGGCCGAGGCACAGCATCCCGGCGCCGTCTTGCCAGCCATCGAAGCCCCAGCCGAGTCGCCGGCAGGTCTCGCGGACCGATGGCCACTCCGAAGCGACGATGCCGAGGGGCGCGACGACATGGCGAGCGACGTCCGAGAGGCGTCGGTGGTCAGAACCCTGTGCCATCCCACTTCTGCGGCTCGAGCGGAGCCACCACCGACGCATCCTCGCTCTCTACGGAGCGGCGGGACTCCTCGTCGCGGATGAGCACGTTGAGCTTGTTCAGCTCGTTCGAGAACTGCGGCCGGGTGTTGTCCGCGGCGGTCGTCAGTGACTCGGCGATGATCCGGCGCTGAGCCTTCATGATCGCCAGGATG